TCTGGTCGGACGACCCACGCCTGCACAGCGTGCAGGGTGAGATCGAGCCGTTCATCTCACCGCGCGACGGCACCGTGATCCGCAGCCGCGCGCACATGCGCGACTACATGGCGCAGCACAACCTGGTTCACTTCGATCCCAGCAACAAGGCGGAGGGGGATCGTTACGCGGCGGCGCGTGACGATCAGCAACGCCGCGAGTTGATCTGGGAGAACGTGGACCGACTGAAGCAAACCGGACGGGTGGAGTTCAAAGGCCCGCGCTACAGCGAAGATGATTCGCTCTAAAGGCACCGCACATGGCAACCGATGACCTGACCAACGACGAGGACGTTCTGCCCAAGGACGACCTTTCCAGTACACTTGAAGGCGCACTCGACGCCACGCAGACGCCCGACGCAGCGCCGGACTCGGGCACACCCGCTCAGACACCGGCAGCAGATGGCGAGCGGCAACGCGACGCGTTCGGGCGCTTCAAGCCAGCAGGGGAAAGCGCCCCCGCCGCAAGCCCGACACCGGCTACGACGACGGCGCCGGGCGTCCCGGCGGCGGGGGCCGCTGACCCCAACGCGCAGGCGCCCGCGTCATGGACCGAGGATGCGCGCGCGGCGTGGGGCAAGGTGCCCGCCGAGTTGCGCGGGTACATGCACCAGCGTGACAACGAACTGCAAGCGGGCTTCCGGCAAGTCGCGGATCGCGCCAACGCGGCGGCGGCGGTCATCAACGAGTTCATGCCGTACGCGGACATCCTGGAACAGGAACGCGCGTCGCCGGTGCAGGCCATCCGCACGCTGTTGCAGACCGCGCACGCGCTGCGTACCGGCGGCATGGAGTATCGGAAGGCGATCCTGTACGGCCTCGCGCAGCAGTACGGCGTCGACATGACGCAGGGCTTCAACCCCGATCAGGCGGTGTCGGAAGCGCAGTTGCAGGCGCTGACCACCGAGAAGTTGCAGCAGTCGGTGCAGCAGAACCAGCGGGTGGAGTGGGAAGTGGGACAGGCGTATCACGCCTTCGCCAACGATCCGGCCAACGAGTTCTTCCCGTACGTCCGGCACATCATGGCGCACATCATCGGCAACGGCTTGGCGAACGACCTGGGCACCGCGTACAACATGGCGGTGGGCGTGGTGCCGGAAGTGCGCAACGAAATCTTCCGCCGTCACGCCGCTGCGCAGTTTGAGGAGCAGCAGAAGTCGGTGGCGGGCGCCAACCTGTCGGTGAGCGGCGCGCCTGGCGGCGGCGCTGCGTCGAAGGCCGGTGACAAGGTGAAGGATGCTGACTTGCGCGCGAGTCTTGAGGCGGGGTTGAACAGCATCATGTAGGGGGTTGACAGCATGGGCTGTCGGTAGGAGTATGCCGACAGCCCATCGGACAGACACTCACGCAAGTGAGCCAGCCGCGTCCTAGCAGTCGGAATGACCCAGCGAACGGGCCGGGTGCAGTAGTCCATTCCAACAGTTAGGAGAGTCTGTCATGTTTGCCAATAGCGCAATCTCGGATGTCGTCGCCACGACCATCCAATCCCGTACCGGCGTCGTCGCGGACAACGTGACGAAGAACAACGCCATCCTCACCAAGCTGAACGGACGCGGCAACAACAAGCCGTTCTCCGGCGGCAACGTCATCATGCAGGAACTGTCGTTCCAGGAGAACGGCAACGCCGGGTGGTACAGCGGCTATCAAGCCCTGCCCATCGGTGCGCAGGATGTCATCAGCGCCGCGCAGTTCGACATCAAGCAGGCCGCGTGCGGCATCACCATGTCCGGCTTGGAGATGCTGCAAAACGCCAGCAAGGAACAAATCATTGACCTGATGGAAGCGCGCATCAAGGTCGGTGAAGCGACGATGGCGAACCTGATTTCGCAAGGGCTGTACAGCGACGGCACCGGCGCGGGCGGCAAGCAGATGGTTGGACTCGCCACCGCTGTCAGCAAGACCCCGGCCACCGGCATCTACGGCGGCATCGACCGTGGCACATGGACGTTCTGGCGCAACCAAGCCGCCATCGGCGTCGGCGGCGCGGCCACCGCAGCCAACATCCAGCAGAAGTTCAACGCCATGTATGCCGCCACGTCGCGCGGCGCGGATCACGTCGATCTCATCATGGTGGACAACGGCTATTGGGCGCTGTACATGGCGTCGCTGCAAACGCTGCAACGCTTCCAAGACTCGTCGATGGCGAAGCTGGGCTTCCCGTCGGTGCAATACATGCAGTCGGATGTGGTGCTGGACGGCGGCATCGGCGGCTACGCGCCGGTCAACGTCGCGTACTTCCTCAACACCAAGTACATCTTCCTGCGCCCGCACAAGCAGCGCAATTTCGTTCCGCTCGACCCGTCGAAGCGTTACAGCGTCAACCAAGACGCTGTGGTTCAGCTTCTGGCGTGGGCGGGCAATCTCACGTCGTCCGGCACGCAGTTCCAAGGCATCATCGCCGACGCGTAACCCAAGGAGAACTTCATGTCTGCTGTCACTCCCCTGATCGGCGCGTCCCTCACGCAAGTGTGGAAGCCGCCGGTCGGCGTTACTCCCGGCGTCGCCGGTGATCCGTACGCGCCGTTCGCACTCGGCACCACCATCTGGACGGACGGCTGGCTCGGTTCGCCCGCTGTGGCGACGGGACGCACGGTGGCGATCTTCGCGCGCGTCGGTGCCACCGGCATCGCGGCGGCGGCTACGGCTGGCGTCACCAACGGTGTCACCGTCGCGGCAGCGGCGGGCAACACCTACACCAACAACACCGGACAAGCACTGGTGACGGGCGACTACGCCTTCCTCACTGCTGCCCCGGCGATCACGCCGTAATCAGCAACGTCGCACGAAGGGGCGCAGCGGTTACGCGCTGCGCCCTTTCTTCATCGGAGGCAGGGTGATTAATTTTGCCGAAGTGACCGCAGCGGAGCGCATCTCGCGCACGCAGACATCCAGCGGCAACGACGCGTATCTCGGGGGCTTCCGTTACTCCCCGACGGGCGAGTTGGTGTGCGCCATCGCGGGTACTCCGGTGACGTTCGTCAATGGTTTCGGCTTCACTGCCAACGGATTGCTGTGCATCGACACCGCAGGCAGCGTCGCGGTGTACCGCAACGGGCTTCCCTTTTCCGCCTCCGGGCAGTTGCTGGTGTCGGTGGGTGGACCCGCGAACTACGTCCACGGTTGGCCGATTGCGGCCAGCGGACGTGTCTGTATCAACTAAAAAAGGAAACCGCCGCCATGCAACTGTCACCCCCGATGGATCAGCAGCAGGGCACCAACCCGGACGACGAGAAACTATACGTCCAGTTCTACATGGGCGCAGTGGAGAACGTCGAAAAGACGGCTGAAGAAGGCCATCCGGTGTACGACTCCATCCCGTTCGTCAAGATTCTGGTGCCGGGTGATCGCAACACGGTGATCGACACCCGTGCCGGGCCGGAGCATCAGCGCCGCTTCCCGCGTCATTGGGCGGCGTTCAAGTTGAACGAGGATCAGGCGCTGTCGGGGTTCCCACTACGCGAATGGCCGGGCGTGTCGCGCGCACAAGTCGAGGAGATGGCTCATCTCAACGTCTACACGGTGGAGCAACTGGCGACACTGCCCGATGTCTACGGCGCGAAGCTCATGGGCTTCCAGAATCTCAAGCGCAAGGCGGAGACATATCTGGCCGCTGCGAAGGACAACGCGTTCGTGGAGAAAGTCGCGGCGCAGAACGCGGACCTCAAGAACCAACTGGACGCCACGCAGCAGGAACTCGCGCGTCTGAGCGCCAAGTTCGACAAACTGCAAGCGAAAGCAGCGGGGTAACGGATCATGTCCGTCAACGGAACCGTCCTGTCCGTTCTGCAAGCGGCTGCCGCCGAAATGGCGCTGCCGGAGTTCGGTTCCGCTGCGGGCAACATCCAGCAAATCCCGCAACAACTGCTGGCGCTCTACAACCTGACCGGCAACATGCTGGTGAAGCGCCGCGTGTGGCGCTGCCTGCAACGCGAGCATTCGTTCGACGCGGTGCAGGACGTGGCAACGTACGACTTGCCGCCGGACTTCGCACGTCCAATATCGCAAACGGAATGGGATCGGACGAACCGCTGGCCGATGGTAGGTCCAGAAACGCCGCAGCAGTGGCAGTGGCTGAAGTCGGGGATTCTGTCCACCGGCCCGAGGGAGCGGTTCCGTCTGATCGGCAACACGATGGAAATCTGGCCGGTGCCGGGAACGGACACCGTTCCGTTGCCCGTCAAGATTTCCTACTTCTACGTTTCACGCTGGTGGGTGGAGACTGCCGACGGACAGCCGAAGCAGAAGGCTGACCGCGACGACGACACCTGCGTGTTCGGTGACACGCTGATGACCACCGGCGTGAAGCTGCGCTACTACCAAGCCAAGGGCTTCGACACCACCGCGTTCGCCGCTGACTTTCAGAGCAACCTGGATGACGCGCTGTCGCAGGACGGCGGTGCGCCGATTCTGTCGCTCGCGCGCTCGGTCCAGTATCCCCTCATTGGTGTGTGGAACTTGCAGGACGGCAACTTCCCAGGTCCGTCATGACCCGGCAAACTGGATTCGCCAAGCGGGTGCAGCGCGTCAGCGCGCAATCCACCACACCGTCGCCGGTTGGGGGTCTGAACGCGCGTGATTCGCTGGCGGAGATGCCGCCGACGCAGGCCATCGAAATGGTCAACCTGTTCCCGCAGCAGTACGGGGTGCGGGTGCGCAGGGGCTGGTACAAGCACGCCACCGGACTTCCGGCGCAGGTGGAGTCGCTGTTCACCTACGCGCCGGTCGCGGGCAACCAGAAGCTGTTCGCGGTGTCGCAAGCCAAGTTGTACGACGTGTCAGCGCAGGGCGCAGTGGGTGCGCCGCTGCTGACCGGGCTGCTCAACAACCGCTGGCAGCACCAGATGATGAACAACATCTTCGGCAGCTTCCTGTCGATGGTGAATGGCTTCGACTTGCCGCAGAAGTACAACGGCACGGTGTGGAGCAACCAGGTGATGACGCCGGAAGTTGGCGAAACGCTGAACATCCGCGACCTCATCAGCGTCACGCTGTCGCATCGCCGTCTGTGGTACGTCCAGAAGAATAGCGGCAACGCGTGGTACTTGGACGTGGACGCTATCGAAGGCGTGCTGACGCGCTTCGGCGTCAGCGAAATCTTCAAGCAAGGCGGGAACCTGCGTGAAATCATCACATGGTCGATTGACTCTGGTACCGGGATGCGGGACCAGACTATCTTCATCTCGTCCCTTGGTGATGTGGTGGTTTACCAAGGCTACGATCCCGACGACCTTGCTAACTGGAATCTCGTTGGTGTCTATCGGTGTGGCGCACCTATCGGACAGCGGTGTGCCATCAAGTTCGGGTCAGACGTGCTTATCATCTGCGAGGATGGTGTTCTGCCTCTGACGGCGATCTTGGGTCAGTCGAAAGCGATCATCGGTGAGCCGCTATCTGACATCATTCAGCAACGACTCGGTGACGACACGTCCACGCTGAAGGAAATCTTCGGCTGGGAGATGCTGTTGCTCGACCGGCACGGCATGCTGATCGTCAACGTGCCCGCGCCTGCCGGGGCACGCCAGTACGTCATGAACACGGTGACGATGGCGTGGACGACGTTCCAAGGCTATCTCGGGCTGTGCTTGGAGAAGTTCAACGAGGAGTTCTACTACGGCGCGAACGGCTACGTCGGTGCAGGCTGGCGCAACGAAGTCGATGACATGAAGGCCAACGGCAGCGGCCTCGCCATCAGCGCCAAGTGCCTGCAAGCGTATAGCCACTTCGGGTCGCCAGCGTTGCAGAAGCACTGGACGCTGTGCCGTCCGATCTTCAACGGCGTCAACCGTCCGTTGCTGTTCATCGGCATGAACACCGACTACGACATTGAGGACGGCACGCCGCCGCTGTCGGAGTTGGAAATCATCGCGGACGTGGCGCTGTGGGACAGCGCAATTTGGGACGACGGACACTGGTCCTCCGCCCGCCAAATCTACAAGGATTGGTTCGGGCTGAACGATGTCGGCTTCGCGGGCGCGGTGTATCTAAAGTTGCAGACTGCTGCCGAGACATTCTGGGTCAGCACCGATTTCGTGTACGAGGCAGGGGGTGTGCTGTGAAGCACATTGCCATCAACTGCGAAGATGTGGCGGCGCCGTTCATGGAATTGCACTGCCATTCGCACGGTGCGTTCACCGCTGGCCGCGCGATTGCGCTGCTCGACTTCGATGAGGAAGAACAGATCGCGCACATGGTCGCGGCGTGCTGGTACGAATCGTGGAACGGCGCCAACATCAACATGCACGTCGCGGCACTGCCAGGGCGGCGCTGGATGACGCGCGATTTCCTGTTCGCGGTGTTCGACTATCCGTTCCGCATCTGCGGCGTAAAGCGCATCACCGGCCTGGTGCCGTCGCATAACCATGATGCGCGCCGGTTCGACGAACACATCGGGTTCAAGCTGGAAGCAACACTCAAGGACGCGGCGCCGGACGGCGACTTGCTGGTGTACGCGATGTTCAAGCAGGACTGCAAGTGGCTGAAGCTGCGCAGCGGCTTACCGCCGATCATAGGAGCGCACTGACATGGGTTCATCGAATGGTGGCGGTGGTGGTAAGGCGGGGCGTCCTCCGGGGATGCCGCCGGGAATGCCGATGTCGCCGGGGATGCAGCAATTGGGCAAGTTGCCGCAGCCGCCGATGTCGCCGGGGATGAACGCATTGCAGAAATTGCCGGGTGCGCCGCCGATGCCGGGGCAGGGGTTGGGCGGCATCGCCAGTTCGATCCAGCGGTTGCCCGGCTTCGGTGGCGGCACCGGCATCAGCAGCGGCCAGCAGGGCGACATGCCGTGGCAGTCCACCGGCAAGCCTGCGGATCAGGAGGCGGAGGCGCAGCGGTTGCTGGGGTACGGCCCCGGCAAGCCTTGGGAAGTGCCTGCACAGCAAGCGCAGGCCGCGCAGATGCCCGCATCGGCGCAGCAGGCCGCGATCAGTTCCCTGATGGGCGGCGGGAATCCCCAACTCAACGCGCTGGCGCAGCAGATGCCAGCGGGCGCTGGTGGGGCACCTGCGTCGCTGGATTGGATGAACAAGGCGCAGCAGAGTGCGCCCAACCCGATGCTGAAGCCCGGCATGCAGAACCAGATGGCGCAGATGCTCGGTAGCGCGCCGCCGATGCCGATGCCAGCACCCGCTGCGGCGATGGGTGAACCCACGTCGTTCGCCAAGTCCGGCGGCGGCGGTGGCAAGGGTAAGGCGGCGGGCAAGGGCGGCGGCGGTCAGGGGCGGAGATAGCACCATGAGCAGCAAGGGCGCAACACCACCCCCGGCTGGCAGCGCGGTCGGCGCGAGTTCGACGACGGCGGGCCTGCCCGCGCCGCCGTTGCAGCCGCCGACAGCGCAGTCGGCGTACACGCCGATGCCGAAGCCGGGCGCTGACTACGGGCAGACGCAATCCTACGAGCAGCAGCAACGGGACGCGTCCGTGCAGGCACCGCCCACGACGGCGGCGTCACCCACGCCCGAGGCACCGACCAATACCAACGCGCCTGCGCTGCCGGAGCAAGGTGCCAACGTCGCGGGCGACGTGTGGGCACCGGGCACCGGACCGTCCGGCGGTTACAACGGATACGGCGGTGCCAACGGATACGGCTCACCGAAGAAGGGCGGCATGCCGCCCAGCGCGGGTGGACAAGGTGGACTGACGCCGGGCGCACCGGGCAGCATGGCTCCGCAGGGTGCCGGTGCGCCGCAGCAGCCGGGCGGCGCACCCGCGTTTCAGAACCAGTACGACGCGATCCAAGGCAAGTTCGGCAAGGACGCGGCGATGTCCTATGCGGTCAAGAATTGGGACGCGGGCGGGCGCGACACTTTTGCCAAGATGTTCGGCGGGTCTGGGCCGAGCGGCTTTGAGGGGCTGGACACCAACGCTTACAACGCTGCCATCAACGCGCACGGCGCGGGCGGCGACCAGCGCGGCATCGTTGGTGGACGGACGGTCAAGGGGCCGGACGGACAGACGTACTACGTCGCCAGCAACGCGCAGAACATGGTTCACGGCGGTGTGAAGAAGGGCGTGAACAAAGACGCGAAGCGGGCGCAGAACGCTGCGAACATGCAAGACCTTGGTTGGTTGCAGCAGAACGCGGTCAAGTTTTAGGAGACAGGCATGAGTGGTGGAAAAGGGGCACCGCCGCCGGTTGACTACGCGGCTGCGGCCAAGCAACAAGGCGCGGCGAACAAAGAGACTGCCATCACCGAATGGCTGCTCAACAACGTCAACCAGAAAACGCCGTACGGCAGCAAGACCATCACCAAGACCGGGCCGGGAGACACCGACTACGAGTTGACGACGACGCTCGACCCTGCGAGTCAGAAGCGACTCGACACGCAGAACGAGTTGCAGCAGGGCTATCTCGGGATGGGGGGAGCATCCCTCGACCGGGTGCGCGAGGCGCTGGGCAAGGACTTCGACACGTCCGGCCTTCCGGCGTTGACCGGCGGTCCGGGCGCTGGCCCCGGCATGGCCCGCGCCAACATGGCGGGCATCCCTGGAGTGTCGCAGGGTGGGGCGGAGATGGGGCCGCTGACGCGATCTATCATCGGTGCCGACCCCAACACGCGCGGCAAGGTCGAGGAAGCGTTGTACGACCGTTTCTCATCGCGCTTTGAGCCTGCGGCGCGGGCGGCGCAGGAGGCGCAGGACGCCAAGATCGCCAACATGGGCGGCGTCACCACATCAGCCGGTGCCAAGGCGATGCAGAACCAGTTGCTGACCAGCCAAGGCGATCAGCGGCGGCAGGCGATCAGCGACGCCATCGAAAAGGGCGGCGCGGAAGAATCGCGCATGCAGCAGTTGGCGCAGAACGCCGGTCAGTTCATGAACACGGCGGAAGGCCAGCGCTTCCAAGAGCAGCTTGCGAATAAGGAACAGGCCAACGCCGCGCAGAACCAATCGTTGCAACAGATGCTGTCCGTGCTGGGCTTCAACAACCAAGGCGCGCAGCAGGAGCATGGCAACGCGGTGGCCGGTGCGCAGTTGCAGAACCAAGCGCGCGGCCAGGGCATGCAGGAGTTGGCGAACCTGCGCAGCATGCCGGTGAACGAATTGATGGCGATGATTTCCGGCACCCAAGTCAACAACCCGCAGTTCCAGAACGTGACCGGCACGCAGATTCAGACCACACCGTGGATGCAGGCGGCGCAGAACACCGGGGCGCAGAACAAGGACATCACAACGGCGAAGAACGCGGGCATGAACAGCATGATGAGCGGGGTCGGTGCGCTGGGCGGCGCAGCGATGATGGCGTGATGTTCAGCCTCGACGACAAAGTGGTGATGCAGTTCTCGGGCGGCAGGGATGCGCTCGCCTGCCTGTACCTGCTGCGCGAGCATTGGGACCGCATGGTGGTGATGTGGTGCGACACCGGCGACGCGCTGCCGGAAACGCATGAACAGATGGCACAGGTGGCGGCGATGGTCAGCACCTTCATGACCGTGAAAGGCAATCAGCCTGCGCAAATTGAACGCTGGGGGTTGCCCGCCGATGTGGTCAGCGTGTGGGGCACGCCGCTCGGGAAGATCATGCGTGTCAACAGCGTGATGTCGGCGGTGCAGACACCGTTTGCCTGCTGCGAGGAGAACATCTGGCGTCCGTTGGACCGTGCTTGCAAGTCGCTCGGTGCAACGGTCATCGTCCGTGGACAGCGCAACGACGAGGGCACCAAAGGTCCGATCCGCAGCGGCCACATCCAGAACGGCGTGAAGTATGTGTTCCCGTTGGAGGAGTGGACCGAGGGACAGGTGAACGCCTACTTGCAGTCGATGGGCGTGCCGCTGCCGAAGCACTACGGCTACTTCAATTCATCGTTGGATTGCGGACACTGCACGGCGTTCCTGTCCGAGAACGCGGGCAAGATGCGTTACCTGCGCGAACACCATCCTGACGTGCATGCCGATGTCGAGCAGCGTCTGGGCAAGATCATGCTCGGCGCGGCCACCGAGTTGCAGCATGTCGTACAAGCGATGAAGGAATAGCGATGGCTGATGAAATGGTGGGCGCGGCTGAAACGATGGATGAGATGCGTCGTCGCAGGATGATGCAGAAGATGCTGGAGTCGCAGGCTGCTGCGCCGCTGCAATCATCTGACGCTGCGCCGATGTCGCCGCTGCAACCGCTGGGGCAGATTGCCAACGCCGCCGCCGCGCAGTACGGCGCGAACAAGGCCGCACCCGCGCTGGCTCCGGTGCCGGGTGACGGCGTGGGTCCACCTGCGCTGGCTGCGGGTGCGGGTGGTGGCATCTCGGACATCCTCAAGAAATTGATGTCCGGCATGGGGGGCTGACATGGCGACTGTGGACACCGACTTCGACACCAAAGCTGCTGCGCTCGTCCGTCGTCGCAAGATGGCGGAGTTGCTGCAAGCGGAGTCGCTGAAGCCGTTCGCGGGTGCAGGCAACGTCGGGCGTACGTCGTTCCTTGAACCGCTCGGTCAGATTGCCAAGGCGTTCGCTGGCGCGCACATGGGCAAGGGCATCGACACCGAGGAAGCGGCCAACGAGGCGGCGCGCGAAACGGCGTTCCAGGATGTGATGAAGCGGCGTCCGATGGGTACGCCGGAAATTCCGGCGGTCCCGGCGACGCCGGATCGCCCCGGTGCGCCCGCTATTCCGGGTGAGACTCGTCCACCCAGCCCGATGCTCGGTGAGCAGCAAACGCTGGACGCCATGTTCAACCAAGCGGCACCCACGCCGTCGTTGAGCGAACTCGGGCCGCAGCCGATGCCGAAACTGGCGCCTGCACAGCCCGCCGGGCCGATGATCCCTGGCACGCCGGAGATTGCTGCGGTGCCCGCGAAGCGCGCGACGACGGCAGAGATGATTCCGTGGGCGGCGGACCTTGCGCGCACCACCGCGACCGGCAAAGACCTCGCCAAGCAGGTGTACGCCAACCTCATCCCGAAGGAACTGACGCCGGAACAGATCGAAGATATGAAGCTGCGGCGCGAGTTGCAGGCGGCGACCTTGGAGAACACACGCGTCAACCAGATGGCGGAGAACGAACGCAAGATGCAGGCGGCGCGCGATATTCTCGCGGACAAGAAGTCGTCGCGCGAGGATAAGGAGCGGGCGGACAAAGCACTCATTGATGGGCGCATCGAAGTTGCGCGCATCATGGCGGGCGCCGTGCGCGACCGTGGCAGCAAGGGCGACGACTTCAAGATCACCACCAGCATCGACAACAACGGGCGCGCGCTGCGCGAGAAGAACGGCGTCCACTACCAAGTGCGGTCCGACGGCACCATCAGCGACAAGCCGTACGCGGGTGCGGTCACGCCGCAGTCGGTGCATGAAAAGAGTGTCGAGGCGATTCGCAAGGGCGACGAGGCAATCCGCGACATGGAGAGCATCTCCAAAGCGGTGACCGCCGACCCCGCGATCTACGGTACGCGCGCGCAATGGGCGTCGCACGCACCCACGGCATTCGGCATGCAGAAAACTGCGAGTGGGTTGGACGTGAATCAGTCCGCCATCCGTTCACAGGCGGCGGCGATGACGGCGGTGTACACGCATTCGTTGTACGGCGCATCGTTCAGCGGAACAGAGCAAGCCAAGGCCAAGGGCTTCGTCATCAACGACAACGACCCGCCGGAGGAAGTGCAGCGCAAGCTGAAGGGCCGCATGGACCTGGAGAAAGAACACATGCTCGGACGGCCCGCAGCGGCGCAGTCTGCGTACGCGCAGCGTGCGCCGGGTGCAGCACCGGCAGCGGGCGATGGTAGCGGACCGTCAGCGGGATGGGGGAAGGCGACGCCGGTTGGCCCAGCGAGTCCATGATGGCAATGATTAACTACAGGATCAAGGCGCCGGACGGCAAGGAACTCATCATTCCGGGACCGGAGGGGGCAACGCAGGCGGAGATTCAAGCCGAGGCGTCGCGTCAGTACACGCCTGACCCGAAGGTCATGGCGTCGCTCGCCACGTCGAAGGCTGCATCCGAAAAGCTGGACAAGCAGATTGCGTCCGGCGCCGACAACCCGAACAGCCCGGTCGCGGAGATGGGCGGCGGCGAGCGCTTCATCGGCGGCATGGGCGCGGGCGTACGCGGCAAGTGGCTCGGCGCCAAGCAACTCGCCAACTCGGTGTCCGGTGGCCTCATCGGAGATGAGGCAGCGCTGAAAGCGGAAGCCGCCGAGAAGGAGCGTCTGGACAAGAAGCTGACGGACACCGGCATGGGCAGCTTCGGTGAGTCCGTTGGCAAGCTGCTGCCGGACTTGCTGCTCGGTGGTGGCGTCGGCGGCGGCGCGCGTCGCCTGGCGTCGGAAGCGGTGGTTCGTGCGCCGATGATCCCGAAGATGCTTGCGTCCGTGCTGCCGAAGGTCACGTCCACCCAGGTCAAGCGCGCGATCCCGGCCATCGCGGCGTCGTCCGGCATGGGCGCGGAGAGCGCGGTGACGGAGCCGGGCAAGGATTACGACGCATCCGACCAAGGCACGATGGGCGCGATCATCGGGCCGGTGGCCGATGTCGTCGCGCGCGGCGCGGGCCGCGTCATCAGCCCGCGCTGGAACGCGGGCAAGGCGGCGGTCAAGGAACATCTTGAGCAACTCACCGACTTGCCGATGCTCACGCACGCGGTAACGGACAGCAAGGTGCTGAAGGCGATGACCAACGCGCTGGAAGGCATCCCGGTGTTCGGACAGGGCGTCAAGAGCGCGCGCGAAAAGAGCTACGGACAGATCACCAAGGAAATCACCGGCGAGGCAGGCGCTCCGTCGAAGTCGCTTACGCAGTCGGAAGCGCTGGCGATGAAGGAACGGCTGGGACGGACAGCCGACGCGTTTGAGGCTGGACCCGACGTGCCGCTGACCGAGATGTCGTCGAACCTGGCGAAAACCGTGGACAAGTACGCGCCGCCGGTGTCCGGTCGCGCGTCGTCGCCCGCTATCGCACGGACGGAGCGCGCCATCGAAGCGTCGTCCGCGCAGCCGTCACCGACGCCGACCGTTCCCGGCATCTTCAACACCATCAACAAGAACGCCGCCGCGCAGCCCGGCGCGAAAATCTTCAACACCATCGAACAGGCGGGCGCCGACCTTTCGCCTGGACGCGGCGTGGTGGCGCCGTCGGTGGCACCGGGATCGCCGCCGAACGTGCCGACGCTGACCGCGAAGCAGGTGATGCACGAACGCAGCTTGGCGTCCGAGATTGCCGGTGATCCGGCGACCAAGGCCGAGGAGCGCGAGGCGGCGCGCAACATCCGCGACCAACTCGACAAGGCGCTGGAAAACACGCTGCCGGACGAAGGCAAGGAAGCGTATCGGCTGTGGAAGAAGCAGTACGGCGCGTCGCAGAAAGTGGTGGGCGCGGGGCTGACCAAGGAAGGTTTCGTCCCTGCCGAGAAGTACGTCCAGCAGTTGAAGCCCAGCCAGCAGATCGCGCCGGAAACGACGTTGCAGAAGCGTGCGGTGGCGATGGCGAACCTGCTGCCCAGCCCGTCGCTGGCCGAGAACCGCTCGCTGATGGTGAAGTTCCTGATGGGCGCGTCGATCCCCGGCGCGGGCGCGGCGGTGGGCGGGTTGACCGGCGATCCCGGCAACTCGGCAACGGGTGCGCTGGGTGCGATGACGCTGGCGTCGATGCTGCTGGGTAAGGGCGGCGCCAAGTACATGACCGGCAAGCACGACAGCAAGGTCGGCAAGGCTATTCAATCGGAAGGCGTGCGTGAGAGCCTGCGTCGCCTGGCTCGCACGTTGGGTGGCGAAGCAGTCGCAGGACCGTAACGGACAAAGGACAACGGACATGCCACGCAACGGAAGCGGTACCTACATCCTGCCCGCCGGTAACCCGGTGGTGCCGGGCACCGTTATTCAAACGGCGTGGGCCAACTCGACCATGAGCGACATCGCGGCAGCGCTCACCGCGTCGCTGACGGCGGACGGACAAACGTCGCCGGTCGCCAACCTGCCGATGGGTGGCTTCAAGTTCACTGGCGTCGCACCGGCCACTAGCAACGACGAGTTCGCCACCGCCGGACAGGTGCAGCACCAATCGTTCAACGTCATCACCGGCGCGGCGATGGCGGTGGTGAATGCGTATACCGGCGGCTTGCCGCTCGGCATCACCACCTTCACCAACGGCATGTTCGTCATCTTGGTGGTGCCGACGCCGGGCAGCAACACCGGCCCGGCGACGTTGGCGATCAACGGCGGCGCGGCCAACAACATCGTCGATGGCATCGGTGGTCCGTTGAGCGCAGGCGCGCTCGGCCCCGGCGGCATCGCGCTGCTCGGCTGGGACGGCACCAACTGGCGCAGCGTGCTGGGCGGCGCGGGCAGCGCGCTCGGCTACGTCCCGGTGAACAAGGCCGGTGACACCATGACCGGCGCGCTCACGGTGCCGACGCCGCTGACCATCACGGCACCCACGGCACCCGGTGGCGCGTATGTCTGGCCGAAAGCACTGTGGGTTCCCAACACCGGACAGTCCTTCGGTGGCTTCCAGTTCAAGGCCAACGACGGCACCAACCCTGACATCTTCGGTTCCTACGTTACGACGCGCGCGGAGGCGCCGTGGGTGGCGGGCAACACCTCGGCCAACATTCAGTTTCACGTCACCCCGGTCGGCTTCACCGGCCCGGTGTTCGCCGGGATCATCAACGGCAACCAGACTTTCCGTTCGCAGAAGGGTTTCTATACCACCGCCGTGGTTCTGACCCCAGCGGCGGGGGCGACCATCACACTCGACTTCACCGTGGACGGACAGTCGGTCATCATCACCCTCGCCGGGAACCTGACCATCGCCAACTGGATCATCCCGGCCGGGGCGATGGGGCGCATCCAGTTCACCAACACCAATCTCGGCACGGTGACCTTCCCCGGCTACGTCCGCTGGCCGCTCGGTGTGGTGCCCAACCTCGCCGCCGGGACGCTGAAGCAGGCGCTGGTGTCCGGCACCAACAACAACATCAACGTGCTGGCGAACGCGAGCGCGTACTGACATGGCGATCAGCATCACCAAGATCAGTGGCAACGGTCAGTCCGCCAAGCTGAATGCGCTGTACAACAACAACCTGCAAGTGCAGGTGTCGGACAACGCCACCATCCCGCCGACGCTCATCACGTCAGGCACGGTGTCGTTCCAGAACATCAACAATCTGGTGACGCAACCCGCAGCACCGTTCAACGGTGCCGGGTCGCAGACCGGAGAACTCGGCCCCGGCGGTTACGCCAGCACCAGCATCAAGCCGCGCGCCAACGGCGTCGCGGGCAAGGTGACCATCCGCTGCTGGGGCTTCGGTGCGGAAACCAACTTCACGCTGACCAACAAGGCACCGTCAGGCACGGCGGCGGCGTCGGAGATTGCCCTCACCGCAGGCGACAACCAAGTCGTCCTGCAAGGCGGTGGTGCGCCCATCGCGCCCATCGTCAAGGTCACCGACCAGTACGACGCGGCGTTCCCCGGCGCGTCGGTGACGTGGGTGCTGCCAAGCAGCGGCGCGTCCGGCACGTTCACGGTGGGCGGCGGCACCAGTACAACGTCTACGACCGACGCGAGCGGCTTCGCCACTTGCCCGGCGTTCACAGCCAACTCACAGTTGGGGCCGTGGGCGATGGAGGCGCGCGTCACCAGCGACACGTCGCTCAGTGTCGATGTCCACTTCAACACCAACCCGTCCTCGGGCACTGAAGTCTGCGTCAACCTGATCGTGCCGACGACGAGCGTGTCGGCGGTCAACCCCGGCTCGCAGTTCGCATGGATCAACCCCGCCAATTGGCCGACGGCAGGCGTCGCGCAGGTGACCATCAACAACTCGTTCGCAACGGCGCTGTCGGACTTGCTCGCTGCGTCCGGCTTCGGCGCGACGATTGCCGCGATCCCCAACGGCGCGGAAATCACCCGGCTGACGTATCAGCAGGACACGCAACGCACGGGCGACATTAGTACACAGTTGAAGATTGCGTTTGAGAACACGTCGTTCGCTTCGCCGCGCGTGACGACGAACAACGTAGTCACCCCACCCGGCGCGTTCGCTAATAACACCTTCACATGGACGACCTTCAGCACGCCCAACCCCGGTAGCAAGCTGCTCGGCAGTGATGTGAAGTCGGCCAACTTCCGCATCGTGCAGTATGTGGATACATCCGTAGTGTCAGGCACCAGCGCGTTTATCCAAGTAAAGAATCTCAAGGTGTCCATCTGCTACATCGAACCGGCAGCGGGCGGCGGTGCTGGCGCGGCGCAATTCTGTGAAGTCTAGCCTTCTCGTATGGACGGTGTGCGCGCTCATCGTGGCGGCGTGTATCGTGCTGGTGCTGTACGGGTGTCAGACCGTCACCGTGCAGATCGGTGACACGCCGTCCGCCGACCGTGCGGTGGGGCAACGGACGGATGTCAACAAGAAGGAGAAGTCACCATGAGGCGCATCGTCGTCGCCGCATCGTTGCTGCTGGTCGGTTGTCAAACAACGCTCGACCCGAACTACGCGTTGCAGTTGGAATCGTACCGGCTCACCATCACCAGCCAGCAGAACGTCGAAGTCGCCAAGGCGCACGCGGAAGCCGCGCGCTACAACGCGATGGCTGCCATCGCGGAACGCGGCAACGAGCAGAGCAGGCAGATGGCGATCCTCGCGCTGGCGCTGGCGCGCAGCGGTGGCGGCGACGTGAAGATGATCCCGGCGGCGCTGCCCAACCCGCCGGAGAACCAAGAGGACCGTGCGCTGAAGTGGGCGGCAATCTTCGCCGGTCCGGTTATGTCCGTCGCGCAGGGCTACTTCGGGTATCGGCTTGGCGTCACGCAGAGCAACAACACCGCCAACTCCACCATCGCCAGCTATAACGCGCTGTCCGCTACGTCCGTCGCGGGCTTCAACGCCAACCGTGACATCGCCAACAGCGGCTTCAACTCTAACAGCAGCATCGCGGGCAACGGGTTCTACACGGCGGCGACCATCGCCAACGGCGGCTTCGCCACCATCGGTGACATCGTGCAGTCGGTGTCGCGGCCCAACATCACAGTGACGAACGGTGTGATCGGTCGCGGCAGCTACACCGGCCCCAACTCCGGGGCCAATTCCGGCAACTCGGGGCGCATCAATTCGGACGATAATACGACGACTCGCAATTGCTCGGGACCGACGACGGACAACAACACGGACAGCGGCAACCCGCGCAACTGCTAGGGAAGTACCCGCGTTTCTAACCAACAAGGAGCAGCACATGGAAAAGTTCCTCGCATGGATCACACCCGTCGATCCCAGCACCCGGCCCGATCAAGGTCTGCCTGGTGGCCCGGTGTACCCGGATCACGGACTGCCGCAGCCGCCGACCGGCGAGTACCCGGATCAGGGGTTGCCGGAGAACCCGCATCCGTCGCACCCCATCGTGCTGCCGCCCGGCAGCATCGCCCCCGGCTATCCGTCGCATCCGATCTTCCTGCCCGGCTACCCGGACAACACGCTGCCGAAGCCGCCGCACAAGCCGAAGCCGCCGAAGCCGGACCAAGGTCTGCCGGGTGAGCAGCCGGAGATCGACAACACGTTGCCGGGCGAACAGCCGCATCCGTCGCACCCCATCGTCGTCTACCCGCCGGGTCTGCCGGACAACGGACTGCCCGCTACGCCGGGGCTGCCGCCGCTGGTGCCGTCCAACCCCATCGTGCTGCCGCCCGGCCTGCCGCCGGACAGCACACTGGTGATCCCGCTGTATGGCGCGTCGCTGCCGACGCCGCCCGATGCGCCGCCGGGCACGATCCCGGTGCTGGTGGTGCAGAAGGGCAAGCTGCCCGCCGTGATGTACATGCCGCCGTTGGCATCGCCTAAGAAGTAGCGCGGCCTTAACCCGGCGGACACACGTCCGTCGGGTCTTTTTCAAGGAGGCAGCATGGACCTGATCGGCTTACTCGTCACCGTCATCATCTTGGGGTTGGTGTTCTACGTCATCTACTGGCTGCTCGGCAAGATTCCGCTGCCGGAGCCGTTCAGCGTGGTGGCGCAGGTGATCCTCGGGCTGATCGTCGTGTTGGTCCTGCTGGGCCTGCTGTTCGGCCACATCAGCATCCCGACGCTGCGAATACGCTGACGGCCCGGTTTACACTTCTTCGGCCCGCGCAACGCGGGCCGTTTGTTTTCAGCGGCTTAAATCTAGGAACGGCGATTGCTTACCGTACGGGGCAACACCACAACCACCAAGGGAGATTCACCGTGATTAAGAAAGCATTCCTCCTCGCCTTCCTCTGGACCCTGACCGGCCCAGCAGCGGCGACGCTCCAACTGAGCGCCAACATCAACGGCGCGATTTTCAACTGTCAGGACCAACAAGCCTGCGACACCAACATCGCCGTCAACCAACTGGCGATTGCGGATCAGGTCATCAACGGCGTGCGTATCGTGGGGTCGAGCCAGATCGCCTTCGCTGGCGGGCTGAATTTCCTCAACACGTCGTCGTTCCAGATCATCAACGAAACCAACGCTGCGGCCACGATCATCCTCGCCATTTCCGGCGTGGACTTCTTCGGCCCCGCCAACGGCTTTGACGCCAGCGGCAGCGGCACCTTCCAGAACGGGATCGGCAGCACCATCAACATCAGCTACTACGCCGACGCCGCGAATGCGCAAGGTGCGGACAACCCGCTCGACCTGCCGGGCATCCAACTGGCGACGTTCTCGGATGTTGCGGGTACGCTGGCGGATGCGTTCGCGTTCAACCAGAGCGGCGCATTCGTGTCCGGTGGTCCGTTCAGCATGTCGCTCGGGACGAGCGGGACGCTGGCGGCGTGGAACGGGATCGTGGGCCAGAACCCGACGCTCGTCGGGCGCTCGCAGACGCTGCTGATCCCGCAGGCGATCCCGGAACCCGGCACGCTGTTCCTGCTCGGCGCCGGGCTGCTCGGGATCGGTGTGATGCGTCGTCGCAGCCGCTAGGCTGCTTGCTGTTGCTCTCCGGTGATGACGCGCGTGGTGTAGAACCCGCGCGTCATCACTTTCCCACACGCCTCTATGGCGTTCTCCGCATTCCGCTTTGACGTGTAGCCGGTCGTCGGGCAGACCGCCATCAGGCGTCCGTTGCTGCCCGCCAGTTGCCAGTACCACACGTCGTTCACCTGCCAGATCGTGACCACGAACTTGCGTGGCCGAATGCCATTGGTCATAGCGCGCTCCTTGTGCTGTAAAAGACCATCATTATAGCGCTAAAACTTGCTCGGCTGGGGTAGCTGGGTGACGTTCCCGGCGCTGGGCGGCACGCTTCCGACGTGGATGTAGCCACGAATCGACATCGCGGTGCCGCCGGTCGCCAGCGTGATGCTCTGCGTCTTGCTGGCGTAGTGGTGTTCGCGCCATTCGATCATCTTGCGCATCGCCGCGCGCAGCCGTCGGCTGTACTTCGGCATGTCATTGGGGCCGACGTTCAGCGCGTGCAGCAACTCGACGCCCGCCATGAAGTAGTGCTGGGCGCCGCAGTAGGTGACCTTGCGCATCGCGGTGCGGTTGGTGAGGATCGCCGCCAGCAAGTCCTGCCACGGATCGTCCGGCACCCGCGACTGCTGCATCTCGCGCGTGGCTTGCACGGTGGGCGCGTTGTAATCCTCCCACCACTGTTCGTTCGCCATGTAGCGGTGCAGCGCTTCGGCCCATAGCTGCGCCCGGTTCTCGGTCAGCCATGCGTAGTTGATTTCGCCGTTGCACTTCATCGGCCAGAAGCGGCGGTTGCCGGTGTCGTCGCGCAGGTAGTCGTCGCTGTTCGTTGTGCCGACCATGATGAAGCGGCGCGGGCGGTCAACGGACGCCCGTCCGTACGGCGCGCGGTAGCTGTCCGTGCGCGTCGTAATCAAGCCTTTGATCTGCTCCATGTCGGCGTACTTCATCGCCCCCAACTCCACCATGTCCACGATCCAGGCGGTGTGCGCGGTGACCAGGAAGTCCTTGTTGTCCAGCTTCTGCTGCAAGGCGGCGTAGCCGACGCCGCCGAGAATTTCCAGTGCCTTCGACTTGCCGATGCCTTGGTCGCCTTCCAGCACCAGCATGGTGTCCACCTGACAGCCCGCGCGTATCAGCCGCGCGATGGCGCTGATCGTCCAGTACCTGCCGACCATCCGCGTATAGGTCGTGTCGTCGGCGCCGAACGCGGTGATGAACAACTCCTCGACGCGCGCGGTGCCGTCCCACTTGGTCGCACCGATCTCATCCAGTATCCGGTTGCGGGTGTGCTTAGGGCTGTCGGCGGTGGCATAGAGTTCGGTGCCGACCAGACTGTGCGTGTAGTGGTGCAGCCCCAGCGTTTGCTGCATCCACTTGGTCAGGTCGGCGGGTGTGGAGTCGGTGACCAACCGCGTCACCCCGCTGAAGGACTCGTACAGGCGGTTGCTTACGCAGTCGTACCACAGCCGGTCGCGCAGATCGGGGTGGCCGTCGAGGATGCGGCGGATGTTGGTCAGAGTGGCGAGCGGTACGTCCTTGGCCGACAGGTCCAAGTCCAGGCTGGCATGCACGGTTTGCTTGTGGGCCGCAAAGCCGTGTCCGTCGGTCCGTTCCAGCGCGTCGAACAGCGCGGGCACCAGAGCTTTGTCCTGGACCCCGGCGATCCAATCGTCCAGCCCCATCTTCGGCGCGCCGGGCACCACCGGCAGCAGCACGAAGGACACGCTGACCCCATGCTTTTCCAGCAGCCGCCGCAGCGTCCCGGCGGCTTGGTTCACGTCCGGGTTGGTCAGCACGTCGGCGTCGAACACCACGTCGGCATGGTCGCCTGGGTTCAGCACGTCAGCGATGGCTGGGTTCAACTCAAACGGACGCTTTGAGCCACCTGCTGCGGCCTTGGCGACCTTGGTTGGGTCGTCCGGTGTCTGGGGTGCCGGAGGGCGCCAATACGCGGTCTGAGCGCCGGGAATGCCGATGGCCGGACGCCCGATGTACTTCATCGCGGACAGCGACTTCTTCTCGCCCTCGACCAGCAGCACCCGCTTGCCCTTGACCGTCGCCAGTGACGCCCACGACTGTCCGGCCAGCGCCAGCACCTTCGGGTTCATGTACGGCAGCGTCGCTTCCCACGGCTGCCCGCCCGCCGCCACGATGTCGGCCTTGCTGGGCTGGGTGTACTTGCCCATTCCGGCGCCGGGGTTATGCAACCGCTTACGCCACATGCGCGGGTGGACGCTGCCGTCAGGCAGGTAGTACGGGATGTGGTAACTCGGTGACCCAGCCTCTAACGCGAACTCGTTGGGTGGATCAGCGACGGCATCCATGTCGGACGCGACGAGGCCGCTGCGGGCCAAGTCGGCATCCATCGCATCGTTGGATACGGCAGTCTGTGGTGTCATAGACCACTTTCATGTTTTTTGTACGGGACCGGACATTTCGCGCGTCCGGTTGCTGCTTTGTCAATCAGCTTGGGGTGGACACTTCTTCAACCACTACGGGTAGTGGTTGACGTTTCAGCGCGGCGAGGAATGCCTTCTGCGAACGGTCGCGGCTCGCCAGCACCTGCGCCACTTTTTCTTCGATGCTGCCCGCGACGACGAACGTATGAACGAACACCCGGTCGTGCGGATTGCCGTGCCGCCACACACGCGCGGTGGCTTGCTCGTCGAACTCAAGATTCCACGACGGCCCGTACCACACGATGTGCTGCGCTTCGCCTTGCAGGTTGAGTCCGTGCCCCGCGCTCGCCGGATGCGCGAGCAGGATCGGCAGCGTGCCCGCGTTGAACGCGTCGCAGATGCGGTCGGCTTCCTTGTCGGTGCAGCCCTCGCCCAAATCCTCGGCATTCGGGAACGTCGCACGCAGCCGGTTCCGGTCGGCCACGAACTCGTACAGGATCAGCACCGGGGCGCCCTGCAAGTCGTCCACGAAGTCCTTGATGGCGTCGATCTTCTCGTCGTGGATGATGTCGTAGTCGTGCTGTTCGTTGAGATACAGGAATCCGTTCGCCGCCTGGCGCAGCTTGCCCGCCAGCACCGCAGCGGTGACGGCGGAGACTTCGTTGCCGTTGATGGCGACGGTGAAGTTCTTCTCCAACTCGTCGTAGATGGCGGCAGCGGACGGCGGCAGTTGCACCGGGATCACGTTGCGGATCAACTGCGGCATGTCCATGTGATCCACCGCATCCTCGCGCAGCATCAGCGGCTTCAGCTTGTCCCTGATTTCGTTTTCGGCGCCGGGGATCAGTTCCCACTCCGCGTACACGGTGCCCAGCGCGACGTTGCGGAAATACTTCATCCGGTAGTGCGTGATGTACGGACCCAGCGCGCCGCCCCGGTCGAGGATGTAGGTCTGTGACCACAGGTTCTCGTACGACTTCGGCTTCGGCGTCGCGGTGAGGATGATGCGACGGCGGAACGTGTGCAGGATCGGCTTGATGTTGCGGAAGCGCTTGCTGTTCGGCGTGCGGAAGTACGACGACTCGTCCACGATCAGCACGTCGGCGCCCAGCCGTTGCAGACGGTTGTGCGCCGGGTCCACCAGCCAATCCAACCCCTCCGGCGTGATGACGCAGATGTCGGCGGTGGTGTTCTCCAACACGTCGTCCTTCTTCGGTCCGTGCAGCACGTCGATGCTCAACCCGTGGAAGTCCGTCCACTTCATCCGTTCCTTCGGCCACACCAGCTTGGCCGGACGGCGCGGGGCGATCACCAGGGCGCGCTTCAGCATGCCCTTCAGCTTGAGCGCGGCCAGCGTCGCCAGCACCACGGATGTCTTGCCGCAGCCCGGTGACCACAGCAGCCCGGCGTGCGAGTTCTGCAACAGGAACTTCACGCCTTCGATGTGGTACGGCTTCGGGGTCCAGCGTTGCATTACTTGTTCTCCTCGTAGATGGCGTCGATCAGCTTCACGCATTCACGATAGCCATACGCGACCAGCACCGTGATGTACGGCGACAGGTCGCGGTGGTAGTTGCGTTGCGGCGCCGACACCCGGCCACCGCAGGTTTTCACTTCGATCAGGAAACCCTTGGTGCCGACGCGCGTACGCATGAACCCCAGCAAGTCGGGGAAGCCCTTACGCCCACGGTCGGCAACCGGGATCAGGCGGATGCCCAGCAGCTTCGCGTACTCAATGACTTTGCGTTGAATCTTGCTTTCGATCCACGCCCGATTCGGGTCGTCAGCCGAAGGCACACAGACCCCCAGCACTTTTACGCTGGTAACACCAACGGCAATGAGGGCCGGGCCGCGCAGGGTAGATGGTGTCGTTGAGGAATTCATTGTTGAACAGGTCCGCGTATTTTTCCAGTTCCTTCTCGGCGCTGCGCTCGCACATATAGAGCAGACTCTTGGCACTCGGCACTTCATCGACGTACCGGAAGTTGACGTTGACCGTGCGCGCCTTGGGGAACATCTTCATCGCCGCCAGCGCGTACAGACGCGCGTCCATTGCATGTGATTCATAGCGGCGTCCGGTTTTCCAATCAATCACCGCGACGATCCAATCGTTGTCGTGCGTCGGCTCCAACACCACGTCGAACACGAAGCGCGCCCGCACGTCCGGTGCATACCACTCGCATTGCTTCCAATCCTTGGTGAACGCAATCTGCTCCTCGGCCCGCGCGCCGCACGCGTGCAGCGGGTCCAAGCGCTCCGCCCACTTCTCCAACACCGGCGTCACCACAGCCTCCTCCGGCCACCGTCCGTGCATGATGTAGTGGGCGAACCACGCATGCACCTGCTTGCCTCGGTCCAGCGGCCCGCCGGGTTGCTCCGGCTCCGGCAGCCGGTCGATGCGGATGAACTTGAACTTCTGCGGGCAGGTGGCGTGCGAGCGCACCGCGCTGATGCTCCACGCCTTCTGCTTCGGGTACTCGGTCGGTTCGATGCGCGGGGGCGCAGCGACGGACAACGGATCGGCTCCAAACGGGTTCATCGTGACAGCATCCAAAATGTGAAGCACGCAAACAGGAATCCTACGGCGACGCTGCCCGCGATCCACCAGCCCAGCACCCAATCCTGATGTGTTTTTTTAGCACTCATTGCGCGTCCACCTTTTCCAGAATGTGCTTCACCGTGGAGCCGGGTGGAACATCCACCAGCGATCCCCATGACTTCCCGACTTCAACGTCCACCAGATGCGGCACGTCGCACGGCAGCGCGCCGATCATGGAGTCCGACAGCGCGTTGGTCACCGGGCCAAGGTCGTCGCGCGGCACGGACAAGTTGATTTCGTCGTACACCGTCGTCGTCAGCAACCCGGACGTGGACTTCAAGCTGAAGTCGATGATCGCCTCCTTGGTCTGGTCGGCGCTGGTGCCCTGGATCAGATGGTTGAGCAGCTTGTAGTCGAACGAACGCATCCGCCCCTTCACCAGCTTCGGCGGTTCCACCTTGATGACGCGCCCGCCGCCGGAACGGACGAAGCCGTACGTCCGCGCCTTCTCCTTCACCCGGTTCGCCAGCGCCAGCAGCCCCGGCACCACGCTGAAGTACGCCTCGCGTACGCCGTACGCTTCCTCCTCGGAGCAGCCCAACTGCCGCGCCAGTTCCGGCACGCCCGCACCGTAGATGGTGGCGAACGCGACGGTCTTGGTCGCCTTGCGCGGAATGCTCATGCCCAACTGCTGCTTGATAAGGTCGGACGCGTACTGGTGAAGGTCCAGCTTCGGGTTGTCTTGGTACGCGCGCAGCATGGCGCGATCTTCAAAGTGCGCGGCCCACCGCAACTCCTGCTGCGAGTAGTCGAGCGATACCCAGACGTGGCCCTCCTCCGGCAGCAGCGCGCCGCGCAACGACGGCAGGAACGGACAGCCCAGCGGCGGCTTCGCCTCGTTCGGGTTGATGACGTTGGCTAGGTTGGGGTCGCTGCTGGCGATCCTGCCGGTGCGGGTGCCGTTCACTTCCTGCCCGCGTACCTGATGCCATTTAGTGTGGAGTCTGCCGTCCAGCGACGACAACTCCAACCACGGATCGACGAAGGTGCGCAGCATGGTGGCGGCGACGTTGCGGTACAGCAGCGTATCCACCAACTCGGTGTCCTTGCACCACCGCCGCAGCGCTTGCTTGCTGACGCTGCGCTTGCGCGAGTCGGCAATCGGGATCGGCCAATCGTTCGGTTCGGACGTGAACGGGTTGCTGGCTTTCTGTCCGTCGTCCGTCAACAGGTCCACCTGTCCGTTGGTGTACTCCCACGCCGTCATCACACCGGCCCCGTCCAGGGCTTCGATGAGTTCTTCGTTGCTGTCCACGTTGAAGGTGTACCCAAGCCGCGCCGCGATCAGCGCATCGCAGCGTTCGATGGTCGGCGCCAACTGCTCATGCCACGCCGTCAGCAGCGGACGGTCCACCAGCACCCCGCGCCGCTCGGCCAGCAGCAGGTGCGGGCACAGCCTGATCTCGCGCCAGTAGGCGTCCGGCTGTGTCTCCATCACCTGCGGGTACAAGCGCTCGTACAGCGCGAACGTGCGGTCCACGTCACCGATGGCGTACGGCCCCACCAGCGTCACCGGGGCTTTCGATATGAAAGCCCCGAAGTTTTTCTTGGTGGCGCCCTTCACGTTCGCCACGATCCAATCGCGCACCGCGTCCTGCTCGTCCGGCTTCCAGCCAAGGATGCGCTCGGCGCTGGGCTTCAAGCTGAACGACGGCGCGTGCGGGTCGGTGAGGAACAGCAGGAACAGCGTGTCATGCCAGTTGCGCGGCCACGGCACGCCCCACGCCTTCATGGCGACTTCGATGTCGAAGGCGCCGTTCTGGAACAGCACCGGACCTTGGCACGCCTTCAGCCACGCCCGCATGCCTTCCTCGGACGTAGCGTTGTTGCCGTCGGGGTGACCCCATGACAGATACTCACGGACGCCGCCCGGCCAACGGATAGCCAGCCCCACCGGCTTCGGTGGGTACTGACCAGGGCGCGGGCCGATGGCGTTGGTTTCAAAGTCCAGCGTCGTAATCATTTCCACGTCAGCGGCCCCAGCTTGAACCCGTAGTGCCGCAGCTTCAGCCGCAGTTGCGCGTTCTCGCCGCGCAGCTTGGCGTTCTCGGCCTTGGCTGCGTCGCGCTCGGCTTGCAACTGCTTGATGATGCCGTCGCACCAGCGCGAGCCGATGCGTTCCAGTAGCTGCTTCATGCCTGTGACCGTCGCATGTGCGCCTCAAACTCCACGGCGTCCTCAATGACCGGACCCCGCGTGAACGGTTCGCGCGGCGGATAGATGTTCGGTGCCAACGCCATCAGCGCCACGTCGGCGTTGCATTGCTCGGCGAAGCGTTCCGCATGCTCCTTGCGCTTGAACTTGCCCACCATCGACGGGTGCGACTCGTACGGACGGCGCGGGGCGCGCACGCCCCACTTCCACGACTTGTCATTGATGATAGGAGCTACGACGAATACCCTTTCCATCACTTTCCCTTTCTCATTTCTTGGATGTAGAGAAGCACGCCCACGCCGATCCCGGCGACGATGACGATGCCAGAGATGATGCCGATCAGCGTGAGCGAGTCCATTATGAAATTGCCTTCATCACGACGTAAGTAAGCGACGCGCCGAGTGCCACGCCGAATAGGAAGCATGCCAACCCGACGAGCGTGCCAAACACTTCCAAGTCCCGCGCTGTAATCACGGGTCAAGCGTGTTGAGCATCGCTTCACGCGCCAGCATCGTGAAGTTGATAAGGTCGGGCACCGTGTCGGCGGGCTTGCGCGTCATCACATAGGCGACGAGCAATTCCAGAAACACGGTTTCCCCGACCGTCATGGTTGACGCCAGTTGCCCGGCGCGAATACCGGCCTTGCGAGTGAGCGCCATGACTACCCCGCGAACGGCTGCGCGGCGGCGGGCGGTCCCTTGAACGGCGCGGGCTGCGTCGTATCCGGCGCCTTCGGCGCGGGCGGGATTTCCGGCAACGTCTGCTGTCCGTTGGGCGCCAGCCCGGCGGGCTTCGCCTTCGGCTTGCGCGGCGCACGGACGCGCGGTGCGGCTGCCTCGGCACCTTCCTTCTGGACGTACGGCGTCACCGCGTCGATCAGCGTTTCGCTGATGGCGACGATGAACTTGGCGCGCTGCAACGGCGTCAAGCCCAGCCCGGCGGCGCTGTCCATCACCGCATCGACCATTGCATCCTCGACTGCCTGGATCACTTTCGCTTTCAATTTACCGCTCCTTTGTGGTTAGGTGGTTCGTCGGTCAGCAGCCAACGCACGCGGGTCTGCGTGAGCGTCGCCATGTGCTTTGCGAACGAGGATACGAACAGCAGCCGCGCCGATTCGGTCGGCGCCGCGTCGCTGACCGATTGCAGCAGCAGCGCAATGATGAACGCCACGTCGTCGATGCACAGACGCATCGACGCCTTCTCCAACACCGCCGCCATTTCGTTGAAAATTTCCGTCGTCATCATGCACGCCGGACAGGTGTCAACGTCTGCGTTTTCGTGCGTGTTGTGTTCCAACGGTTCCAGTTGGCCCATCAGAACTTCCCCGGCGCGGGCGGGATCGCTGCGCTGCCATTGGTCGGGATCGGCGTCGGGTCGGCGCGCTTGTCGTACGGAAACGCCATCGCATCCTTCTCCGCCTCATGCCGGTTGAACAACGCCGCCAGCACGTCGGGATCAGTGATCGTGCGCAAGCATTCAAACTCAAAGCGCACCTGCGTCTGCGCGTCCGGCTTCAGCGTCACCCGCGTCACCGCAGCGAACGGAGGAATGCCACCCGCCGCCAGCTTCTGCGCGTACGCCGCCCAGAACTTCACCGATGTCACCGGCACCCGCAGGTAGCCCACGGTTGCGTCCTTCACCTTGCTCGCGTCGTCGGTCGCGCTGACCGGCATGCAGGACAGCCGACGCGTTTCCTTGCACGGCTTGCGCCGCTTGTTGTCCTTCGGGTCCAGCGTCCACTTGCTGTGCGCGCAGTTGTCGCAGGTGTCCGCTTGTTGCTGCGTCGCGTTGTCGTGCGGGACCATGCCCTGCCCGCTCTGTGAAAACGCGAAGCACAACGGCGACTCCATCTTGTCGGGGTTGAACGCCTCGGGGTAGTACACGTTCTCAAACATGGACGCGAGAATGATTACGTCCATGCTGTTGTTGGGCAGCGGTTGCTTGTTGAAAGACAGCAGCCCCGCGCGCGTACCGAAAAACTGCCCTTTGACGGTTTCCGTCTGTTGCGTCTGACGTGCGTACTCGGCCAGCTTGGTCACCATGTCGTCGGGCAGCGCGAGCGCGGTGCCGTTCGCCGGGATGACGGCGACTTCCTGTTTCTTCACCATGTGCAAAACTCCCTTGTTGAACTTCGTTAGGTCGGCCCGGTTTGTTGCGTAGGGCTTGCGTACATTACGTCTGTTTGAGGTCAGCGTCCAGCGATTTTTCGATCACCCTTGCAAGTTGTTGTGCGGCCCACGCCACCCTGCGCACGGCGACGAGCCGATGCAGCTTGGTCAGCGTCCATTCCGCGCTCAACCTGTCGATGGCGACGGACAGCATCCGTTCCCCGGTGTCCGTTGGCAACGGACCGTGCCACGTTTCGTCGGGAACGTCGCTGATCGCCAGGAGCGACTCGGCTACCTTCCGTGACGAATCGGTGGGACTGCGTTGCAGTTGCTCGGCCATCGCCAGCAAGGTGTGCGCTTGGTCGGGCCGGTGGACGGCGTACTCGCGCAGCGCGGCGCGCAGATGTGACGGTTTGGTTCTCAAAGCACTCCCCATTGTTCGGCCATTGCAGCCGCGAAACCCGGATACGTCGTTGACCGCTTCTTCCAGCGGTCCGGCGACGGCCCCAGCTTGTTCTGTCCGCTCGGCGTCTGGTTCGCCCGCCGCGTCCGTGCATCACCCGGCAACGGGTTGCGCCGTTGCAACGACGGCAGGTTCTTCAGCCACAGGCACGTCGCCTTGCTGGCATCATCACCGAAGTACCACGGCTGCACGATCTGGTCCGGCTTGCGTATCAACGTGCTGATGCAGCCGATGGGATTCTCCAATGCGATCTTGGGGATCGGCGCCCGCAGCAGCTTCTCCACGAACAGCAGCGCGTTCTCGGTCAGCGCGGCGCGCCCCGGCTTGCGCCGGTTCCAGTGCAGCCCGCTGGCGGCAAGGTAGGTGCAGGGCGGATGGGCGATCATCATGTCCCACCCGGCGGTCAGGATGCCCAGCACGTCCGCTTGGTAGTGCGGCCCCGGCACGTCGGTCGGCAGCAAGTCGCAGGACCACGCGTCGTGGCCCGCGCGCCGGAACGCCTCGCGCACCGTGCCGGAGAATTCGCACGCCACCAGCACCCTCATTGCAGGATGCCCTCCTCGCGCAAGATGCGCCTTAACTCGGTCAGCTTGTTCAGCCCGGCCCGCCAATCCGACGGCGAGCCTGGGAAGGTCAGGATGCGACCGGACGGGAAGCGCAGGATGTAATGCGGTCCGTTGCGCCCTCTCCACGTCGCGCCGTTGGCTACCGCCTGATCGACCAGCGCCCGAAGGCGCGGGTCGTGGCGTTTGTACAACTGCCTCGGTAGTGCGATCCCGCTCATTCTTCCTCCTTGTCGTCAGACCAGAACCAGCGCCACAGGTCGCGCCCGATCAGCGTGCCGACGACAGCGGCCCAGACGCAGGTTGCGATCACCAGCACGTTCCACGCGGCGGTCATATTTTCCCCGCCTTCGTTAGCACTTCCTCGCGGAATGCTTCACACAATGCGTTGAGCGTTTCAACAGACAATTCCGACAGCGGCACTTTTGGCGCTTCCGTGAAACCTTCCTGACGCGGCCTCACAGGTTGCTTGACGATTACGAAATTGGGCGTGCGGAACGGCTCCAGTTCAAATGCGTGTTTCATATCGGCTCCTGCTGCACGATCTTCATTCCGCGCAGGGTCTTGACCTCGTTGGAACGGACGTAGGCTTTCAGCCGCTTCACGGTTGCTTCGCTCGCGCGCAGCCGCTTGCGCAACTCCTCGTTGCTGGCCTTGATGTGTTCCCGATCTGCGATCACCCGCAGGATGTACTCGGCGTCCAGCCGCTTCAAGTCCGACGCCACCCGGTACAGGTCGGCGTCGGAGTACAGGTAGTAGCGGCGGCTGTTCAGCACGCTCTGCATGGCCCGCCAAGGCAGCTTGGTGTGCAGGGTTGCCATCACGCCGCCTTGCGCTGCTTCTTGTCCGTCGGTAACGGATAGCACTCGGCGCCCACCGCCTTGATGACCTTCAGCGACTTGCGGCGCATGAAGTAACGGATGGCATTCTGCACCTTGCAGAACGCGTCGTACCACACGTCGCGGTTGCCGAAGCCGTACTTCTCGGCGTGCTGTTGCAGGTAGTTGCGGATGGCGATGGCCGCGCTGTCGCCCTCGTCTGCCATGAAGCCCTTGTTCAGCACTTCACCAAACATGGCAAGGCGCGCCTTGTCGCTCTCGTAGAACCACGCCCGGCCCAGCGCCCCGGTCACCACGCTGTGGCTGAACGCGCGGCCCCTCGGCCCGTTGGCGATGGCCCAGCGCGCCGGTTCGTCGTACTGCTCGACGTAGGCCAGCTTGTCGGCGTTGCTGATGGCGGTGCCGGTGCTGCCCCGGCTGCCGGTCGCTATCGCACGCGCGACGGCGATCAGGCGGTTGCTCAGGTCCACGTTGCTGCCGCTGATGCGTGCGTTGTCCACCAGATTGCGGGGCACGCCCACGTCGATGTTCAGCCCCGCCTCGCGGCTCAACCCGCGCACCACGATGAACTCCACCGTGACCCCGCTCACCGACACCGCCCACAGCCGGTGCTGGCCGTCGGCCACGTCACCATCCTCGTAGAATGCGATGGGGTCCGTGCAGTCCGTCCACGATCCTGATTTCATGTCGGCGGCGTACTTCTCCACCACTCCGGCGCGCAGGTGGCGATTGTCATGGTTCTTGTTCAGCATCTTCTCCGCTTTCGCGGGCGTGATCTTCTCGACGGTAACGATCTTGGTCATGCTCACTCTCCTCGTAGGTAGGTCGGGTCCAAGGTCAGGACCAGTGATGGAACGCTCACTTCCTCAACGCCGTCGATGCGATCATCGTTCTTGAATCGTTCACGCACGGCGGTACTGCTCAGACGCTTGTGCAGCAAGTCGAACTCCTGCGTGCGCAGGATGCGGTCGTAGATGCGTTGCCAGCCGTCGCCGGTGGCAGCATGGTAGTGAATGCTGTCCTTGCGCTTGCCCACCACACCGGCATGCGACAGTGCATCCAGCCCCATGTCCTTCATCAACACCAGCGCTGCCAGTTCAAGTTGCCGCATGTCGGTTTTCAGCTTGCCCAGCCGCGCGCTGACGCGCTTTTCTTCTTCCTGCATGGCGTGGCCTTGGATCAGCAACGCCTGTAGTTGTTCTAGGTCGGTCATCGTTACGGCACTCCTTCGTATGGGTTCGTCAGATTACAGGACAATTATACAACAAGTCAAAATTTTGGAAACCCCCGCTGGAAAAACCCGACGACCCCCGAACCAGGCGTTGCAGGAGGCCAGGGTAAATTTCGTGACACCGCAAATTTTCCAAGCTGTCCGTTGTCAACGGACACCCCGAGGATTTGGCAGCGCTGTCCCAGGAGCCGTCTACGCGCCCTGGCGGGCGGGAACGGTTCCCCCGCGCGCGAGGAAATCGAAAAAAGCCCCTCCTGCGCGCGCGGAAAAATAAAAATCGCCTTTAGTAATGGATGCACTCGGAGCGCCGAAGGGCCGAAAATCAGGCGGTTAGTGAGCGCTCACTAACCGAACGAGCGTTCGCTAACGTGAGTGAGCGCTCACTTCGTCCGTTAGTGAGCGCTCACTTCAACAAAATGCCCTGGGCGCCTGGTCGCGCTCGCCTGGTCGCGCCTGGTTCACCTGGTGCGATTCACCTGGAGTGCGTGAAACCGGCGGCGCCGGATAACCGGACAACGGACGCGCAGCCGGTGCGCTAGGGCGGAGGAGAGGCGGAGGAGAGGCGGAGGAGAGGCGGACGGCGCCCAGCCGGAAACCGGCAGCCGCACCGGACGCCGGGAACGGACGCCGGACGGCTTAGAACGGCTTACAGCGCATCCGGCGCCGTGCCGGGATACTCCGGCATGCCGGACGGGCGCCCGTGGCTGCCACGGGCGAAAAAAAGCCCAGCCGGACGGCTGGGCGGAAAGGGAACGCCGGACGCCTAGTCGCAGCCGCACGCGGCGATGAACCAGACCAGAGCAAGCACGATTAGCCAGCCCATGTCAGTCTCCCATGCCGACGGCGCGCGCTTCCGGCGCGTCTGCCAGCGCGCGCAGCACTTCGCGCATACTGGCACTGCCTAGGTCGCCCGCGTGCGCCACAGTGGCGCGGTACGGGTACGCGTCGCACGCTGGTTCGTTGCCAATCCCGATAGCGACGATTGACACGCCTAGCGCGCGGTACTTGTTGACCGCTTGCGTCATGACGCTCGCCGCGTCGCCGCAGCCGTCGGTAACGAATACCACAAGGCGGCGCCCAGCGTCTTGTTGCAGCACGCGCTCGCATACGCTGGTCAGCGCTGCTAGGTCCGGCGTATTCCCGTTCGCGTACACGTCCGCAACGCGCGCATAACCGGCGGCGATTGGTTCAGCGAAGCCCTTTACGGTCGCCAGCTTGCAGCGCTTGCCGCGCAACGCGTCGCGCGCGTTTACGCTTGTGTCAGCGCTGGACGCGTCAATTTCCGCGCGCGCCTGTTTTTCGGATTCACTCTCCGGTATGTATCCATGCTGATAGCCCATGTCGGGACCGATAACCGACGCGTCGCGGAATACGCTAACGTCCACCAGCGCACCGGCATCGTGGCAGATATCGGCCAGCACAAGGGCTGCCATGCTCGCCGCGTGAATGTCGCCCTGCATGCTGCTACTGCCATCAATGCAGATAGCAACGGCGGCGCGTATGCCGTCGCGCATCGTGCGGCGCCGGAATACGTTGTCGGCGCCGGTAGCAACGCGCGCCAGCGCGCCGGGGTTTACGCGTCCGCTACGCTTGCCAGCTTCCAGCGAATCGTTCGCGCTGCATTCCAGCACGCGCCGCAACGCGCCGCGCGTTACCGGCACGTTGCCAAGCTTTTTAATCTCACTGCGCGCATATTCGGCGCGGCTGCGCATGCTGTCGGTAATCGTTTCCGTTTCCACTACCGGCGGCTGCACGCTTCCGGATAAATCGTCGCAATCGCCGCGCAGCTTTATATTGCTGTCGCGTCCAGCGCTGCGCGCGTTGCCGTGCGGCTGGTCGCGCGGTGCATCGTCGCCGCTGTCGCCGGATTCGCTGTCGCCGTCAGCGTCGCCGCTGTCGCTGTTACCGTTGCTGTCGCCGCTGTCGTCGTCGCTCGGCTGGTCGCCGCTGTCGCCGTCGTCGCTCGGCTGGTCGCCGTCGTCGCTCGGCTGCGGATTGACGTGAACCGGCGGTTGGTCCGGCTGCGCATCCAGAATCGGAACCAGCGCATCCAGCACGGCGACCGTAACAACGTGCGTAAGTTGCGTGCCATCTTGCGCCGGACAATCGCGCAGTGCATCCATGCTCGCCGCAGCCGCATCGTAAATGCAACGCAACGCGCTGGGCATGTCGTCCAACAAATCCGACGCGCCAGCATGCTCGCGCATTGCGTACGCAAGCGCGAACGGAAAATCGGCAATGTCGCTCGCGTCAAAATCGCCGCGCGCTTCCGCAAGGATAGCGCCCAGCGTCGCGCGCAAGCATTGCGCCGCACCGCGTACCATGCCGGACGCAATCAGCGCGCGCTCGATTCGTACGTCCTCCAGCGCGTTTAGCACGTTGCGCGCGTATTCCGGCGATATGCCGACATGCTCATTGCGGAACGTGCTGGACGCGTACACGCTGCACGCTGTCGCCCATGCATTGGGGTTAGTGTGCAGCCAGTGGCCGCAGACTTCATGCAGGATGTACCCAAGGTACTCGTTCGCTTGCGCGCGCGACATGGTGCCGGACGCCGGGAGCGCTGGTAAGTTAACGGCGCCGGTAACGTGCAGCCGTCCCTTTGCATCGTGTTGCCATTCATGACGCGTAAACGCGGTGCGTCCGACGTACTGGATCACAATGTCGGTCGCGCGCATCGGCGCAACGTGCGGCAACGTGTTCCACGTCCGCGCGATAACGTCCAGCACCGCAGCCTTCAAGGCTGCGGGCTGCACGCGCGGCGCGTCGAATAACGGCGCGTCGCCAAAAATTGCAGCGGCGCGCGTGTTGGCAATGATAGCGGCGGCGCGTTGCTTGTCAGTCAACGCGCGCTTACGCTTAGTCGGTACGATCATCGTCATGATTAATTCCCTTGAACGAAGTTAGCGGCTGCCGCAAGCTCTGCCGCGTTAGGCCAATGCGTAGCAAAACAGCCGCGCAGCTTTTCCCATGATTCAGGCGGCGCGCCCAGCGTTACCGCGCACTCATACGCGCTTTCCGCTGTCTCGCCGCATACAATCAGAATGCCCATTGCAACGCACGCACGCAACCCCGGCGCGCCGCGTAGCTCGCCGCTGTCTGCCTCTGTGCGCGCAACGCGCGAGACTTTAATGATTGCGTTGGCAATCGCCGCGCTTAACTTGCGTCCGGTATCGCGCTGCACGACAGCCCGCAGCAACTTCGCCTCTTGCGCTTCCGGCAAGTACTGCATGCGAACCTTGAACATGAACCGCGACAGCGTATCAATGCCCATGCCGCTATTGCGTCCCAAGTACTCGCCGCCGATATCGCCGTGGCCTAGCGTGTTGTCGGCTGCAAAATTCGCAACGTGATCGGCAACGCTGAGTAGTTCACCGACGCGCGGCAGCCGCACCGGCGCGCCGTTGCGTTCCAGTACCGGATTGAGCGCTGCAAGATAGCCTTGCGCCGCGTACGTTATTTCATCGTGCAACACGATGGCACCGGCAACCTTGAAACCTTGCGCCGCTGGGCCGTATTGAAATGACGTGTTGCCAGCTTCCAAACCCATATCGCCCAGCACGTCGGCTGGTTCCGTTGCGCGCGTGTAGTTCACGCGGAAAAACGCACGTCCCAAGCGCGCCGCAAGCTGGCGCACCAGTTCCGTTTTGCCAGTGCCAGCCGGACCAGCCAGCCAAACGGGTACAGGCTTGTCAAGCGACAGCGAATGCAGACAGATACGCAAAACCTTGGCGTCGAATTGATACAGCGAATCAATGATCGGCGCGTCGGGGTGACCGTAATGCAACAAGCTGCAATCGTCCGGCAGCAACGCGGCAACGTCCGGTTGGTCCGCGAACACTTCGCGCGCGCTGACGCGGCGCGGTGCGCCGTCATGATGCGCAACGTGAATCAACGGCGACGGCTGCATTGCGTCCAGCATGTCATTGATTACAACGTCCGCTGCAACGTCGGCAACGTGCGTTGCGAACGGCTGCGGCGCAACGGGTACCGGCGCGGCTGCTACAGCGGCTGCCACGGCGCGCGGCGCGAATACGGGTACGGTAACGGCTGGCGCCGTTCCCGGCGCGGCTGGCAGTGGCATTGCTGGCGCCGCTGGCGCGACGCTGGGCGCCGGGGGAACCACGGCGCCGCTGAGAATGCCGGACGCGAGCGCGTCGACGTGCGCTTGCGTGTAGTTACCTTGCGCAATCCATGCAGCAATGAAGCGCTGCAAGTCTGCCATCGTGTAACGCTTGTGATCGAAGCCGATACGTCCGTTTCCGAGTTGCTTTAAAAGCTCGCCGAGTTGGCGAAAGTTCAGTTGCATGTACATGGTCATTTCCTTTTGGATTGTGATGCATTGAATTGCGCGAGCGCTTGCGACAGCGCGCGTGCTTGCGGCGATTGCCGCGCTTGCGTTTCCTTGTCAACGTAATGCAGGAAGGCAAGCAACGCAACGAACAACAACATCAAGACGGCGAGCGCGGCGCCGGGATACAGCGCGATTAGGTACAGTGCCATCACGCGCACCGTTGCGTGATGGCATGCCGCACGTTGCAGACTGCGCAACGGTGCAACGCGCTTGCGTTGTACAGCATGGCAACGGCGGCGACGCTGGCGCGCGGCGCCGGTACTGCAAACGCAACGCGCGTCGTTTCCACGATGCGCGCGGTGCGGTGCGCGGCGAGCGCTTGGTGCGCGCGATACTCTGACTGTCTCATTCTGGGCTTCCCTAGTTAGCGCGCTGGCCTATCCAGACGCGTCCGCGTGATTATACAACAAGCCTTTGCGGTTTAGGGAAGGGAAATTTAGGTTGCCAGACTCAGGTTGCCAGACTCGGCACCAGGGGCGCCCTATTGAGAGTAGGGTTATCGAACGATCGTTCGGTTTTTGGATGATGACCCTAGCCGCTGTCAGGTTATCAGATAGTTTCCAGACTAATGCAACAAAATAGCGACGCTTTATCGTTTGGATTCAATGGTTAACAGGTTGCCAGACTACTTTATATAAACGGAGTTGGGAAATATATAAAAATAGGGATATATGCCCATAAAATATTCCCACCAGAGTGTTGAGCAAGTAGTCTGGCAACCCGGCAACCGTCCGCGCCACTGCGGAGCGCGTCCGGCGCGCGGCTTACGGCGCATGCAAACCTTGCGCTGTAAGGCTATGCCCGTCGTCCGTTGTCCGGCGTCCGTTGTACGTTGTATATCAATGGTTTAGCAGCGTTCGTTGTAGTCCAGGTTAAACGATCAGCGCTAAGCCATTGATCCGTAAGGGGGTGAGCGCTTACTAACGTGAGCGAACGCTCGTTCGGTGAGCGAACGCTCGTTCGGCCCCCCAGTGAGCACTCACTGACCTGGGAGTCTCGGCCGGAACCAGGCCGGGACGCACCCCCGTCCAGCGGCCTGCGCCCCTCCCCCACAACCCCTAGACCCACTCCCCCCTTCAAAGCACAACATCCGGTACCATCCCGCGCATGGAACCAGGTACCGAACTGACCCCAGCACCGCCCACGCCCGTTGTAGCAACGGACGACCCGGTGCTGGCCCCCGTCGTCGCCAACGTCACCGAGATCATGGATCGGGCGTACTTGGAAGCGGTGAGTCGCACCCGGCCCGACATCTTCATGAAGTTCGCCGCCCAGGTGCTGGCGATGCGCTCGCCCCGCACCGGCGACCGGCAGCAGACCGTGGTCAACGTGGTGAACGCGATACCCCGCAGTCCGTTGGACGGACTGCCACCGGGGTTTACCTACAAGTGACAACGTGATCTACACGCCGCGTCTGGCGTTCGTTAATTTCCACCAGCGCCACCAGCGCTGGGGGTTGCTGGTGTGCCACCGCCGCGCCGGTAAGACCATCGCCGCCATCAACGACTTGGTGGGCCGGGCGCTGAACACCATGAAGGTGTATGCCAGCGCCCACCCGCCGCAGTACGCGTACATCGCGCCGTTCTATGCGATGGCGAAGCGGATCGCCTTCGACTACTTGGTGAGATACACCGACCAGCCGGGGATGCGCGTCAGCGTCAACATCGCGGAACTCACCGTGGTGTTGCATAACGGCGCCAAGATCATGCTGTTCGGGGCCGACAAGCCGGACGCGCTTCGTGGAATTTATCTCGACGGCGCGGTCATCGACGAACCGGCGATCATGAGGCCGCGCGTGTTCACCGAAGTCCTCCGTCCGCTGTTAGCGGACCGCATCGGCTGGTGCATCTTCATTGGCACCCCCAACGGCAAGAATGAGTTCTGGCGGCTGCGCGAGGAGGCGCGCATGAACCCCGACAAGTGGTTCCTGATGACGCTCCCGGCGTCCGCGTCCGGCCTCTTGCCGCAGGAAGAACTCGACGACGCCCGGCGCATCATGAGCGACGACGAGTATGCCCAAGAATTTGAATGCAGCTTTGAGGCGGCGCTCAAAGGCTCGTTCTACGGCAAACTTCTCAACGAGATCGCGCACCGCATCACCAACGTCGAATACGACGCCGCGCTGCCCGTGCATGTCAGCTTGGACCTTGGTTACACGGACAGCACCGCGCTGTGGTGGTGGCAGGCGCTCGGGGATGAAGTGCGCTACATCCGCTGTGAAGAACACAGCGGGCTGGAACTCAGCGACTACGTTGGCATCATGCGCAGCTACGGCTACACCTACGGCGACGTGTGGTTACCACACGACGCGCGGGCCAAGAGCCTGCAAACCGGGCGCTCAACGATTGAAATTCTCAAATCGCTCGGCGTCAAGGGCAAGATCGTGCCCGAACTCAGCGTGCAGCAGGGCATCCAGGCCAGCCGCTTCGTGCTGTCCTCCGATGAAACCTTCCTCGACGCCGAAAACTGCGCCGATGGCATCGAAGCCCTGCGCCAATACCAACGTGAATGGGACGACAAGAAGCAGGCGTTCAAGGAACAGCCGAAACACGACCACACCAGCCACTACGCCGATAGTTTTCGTTACAGCGCCCTCGTTGCGCACAAGGGCGCGCGCGAGTTCGTGAATCGGGTGGCGCCGCCCCGGCCCACGGGCCGCTTGGGGCAGCAGGGCTACGACCCGCGCCTGCCGTTCGGTGGTAACGTGCGCCTCAACGATATGTGGGACCAGACCACCGTCCGTCCCAACGCGCGCATTTAAGGAACCAGCATGGCACCCACACCGGCGCTGACCGTGGTTGACTCCCCCAAGGACTTCGGCCCCGGCGCCGAGGGCAAGGTTTCGTTCCTGCTGGCTGAAGTCGAGGCGGCGGAGAAGGACAAGCGGGTCAAGAAGTGGCGCGAGCGCGGCAACAAGGTGGTGCTGCGCTACCGCGACGAGCGCGAGGACGGCGCCGAGGCTGGCGAGTCCAGCAAGCGCAAGTACAACATCCTGTGGAGCAACGTGCAGACGTTGATCCCGGCGTTGTTCGGACGCATGCCGCAGCCGGTGGTGGAGCGTCGCTACAGCGACCCCGATCCGGTGGCGCGCGTCGCCAGCATCATCCTGGAGCGGGTGTTGCAGTACCAGATGCAGACGCAGGGCACCTTCAAGGACACCATAAGGTACGCGTTGCAGGACCGCCTGCTGCCGGGCATGGGCTGCGTGTGGGTCAGGTACCAACAAGACGGCGTGAACCCGGTGGGGGATGTGACCCAGAACGTGATGACCCCGCGCCCGGTGAAGTGCGAGGCGTTCAAGACCATCGTCGACTTCGTGTACTGGCGCGATCTGGGGTTCACGCCATCACGGACGTGGGAGGAAGTGCCCCGCGTGTGGCGCACCGTGTACATGACCCGCGATGCGCTCGTCGCGCGCTTCGGCGAGCGGGGCAAGGCGGTGCCGCTCAACTACATCCCCAGCCATCACAAGGACGGCGGCGGCAACAATCCGTGGAACTCGGGCAACCCGACCGATGAGCCGAAGGCGGCGCTCATCAAGCAGGCGGTGGTCTACGAACTGTGGGAGAAAAATGAGAAAAAAGTATATTGGCTTAACCCCGACACTACAAGCCCGTTGGATGTTCGCGCTGATCCCTACGGCTTTCCCGATTTCTTCCCGTGCCCCAAGCCGATGTTTGCAACCAATACCACCGGGAATCTGTGTCCGGTGCCTGATTACTGTGAGTATCAGGATCAGGCTCAAGAACTGGACGTTGTGGTACAGCGACTTGCCATGCTCACACAGGCTTGCAAGGTCATCGGCGTCTACGACAGCGAGCAACTGAGCCTGCAACGCATGCTCACCGAGGGCATCGAAAACCAGATGATCCCGGTGGACACATGGGCGGCGTTCGCGGAGAAGGGTGGCATCAAGGGCACCGTGGATTGGCTGCCGCTGGACAAGGTGATCGAAGTCATCACGCAGTTGACCGCGATCAAGGCGCAGATGATTCAGGACATCTACCAGATCACCGGCATATCCGACATCATCCGGGGCGCGTCGTCACCCAACGCGACGGCCACCGAACAGCGCATCAAGGCGCAGTACGCGAGCATCCGCTTGGACGACATGAAGATGCACGTCGCCCAATTCATCACCGACACCCTGCGCCTGATGGGCCACCTTGCCATCAAGTTCTTCCCGCCCGAGATTCTGGTGGCGCAATCCACCATCATGCAGTCGCCGGACGGCGTGAAGATGCTGGAAGCGGCGCAGAAGGCGCAGCAGCCCGCGCCGCCGCCACAACCACCGATGCCGCCGCCCGCAGGTGCGCCGCCGGGACCGATGCCGCCCGGTGGGGCGCCACCGATGCTTGGCCCGCCTGCGGGCGGGATGCCGCCGATGCCGCCGCCCAACGGACAAGCGGGGATGCCGCCGCCGGTGATGGGCGGACCGCCGCCCGCGCCGCCGATGCCGGGACCGCCGCCGGTGGCACCGCCGCCGGAGATGATCGTGATGCAGGCGATCCAACTCCTGAAGTCGGACGAGATCGGCTACCGCATCGATGTCGAGGCGTCGTCGCTGATCGAACCGGATGAGATCGACGAGCGCGAGGCGCGCGGCACCTTCATGACCGCCGTCACGCAGTTCCTGCAACAAGCGCTGCCCGGCGTGCAGGCGTCACCGGAGTCGGCGCCGATGTTCAAGGCGCTGCTGCTGTGGAGCGTGCGTGGCTTCCGCGTCGGACGCGACATCGAAGGCATGATCGAAGCCGGGCTGGACGCGATGGCGAACCCGGCGCCGAAGCCGCCGCCACCGGACCCGGCACGCGACCTCATCATGGCGAAGCTGGAAGCCACCAAGCAGCAGATGCAGATCGACCAGCAGGCCGCTGCCGAGAAGCAGCAGCGCGAGATGGGCGCGCACAGCGCCGAGATGAACGAGAAGCTTCGCCAGATGAACGAGAAGCACGCCGCCGAGTTGCAGGCGTTCAAGGACAAGACGCAGGCCGAGGTCGAGGCGATCCTGATGAAAGCCGGGGTGCAGTCGCAGGTTACCCAACAGGCAGCGGTGGACAAGGCCGAAGCCCAGGCAACGGACGCCGCCGTCAAGGTGATGACGGACGACCTGATGACGGACAAGGGCATGGCGCGCGACGACGCCAAGCACGAACAGCAACTGGTGCATGCCGACGAGAAGGCCGAACGCGCCGCCGCCGAGTCCGACGCCAAGGCGCTGCAAGGCATCGCGCAGAGCGACGCCCAAGCGCAGCAGGGGTTGGAGCAATCCGAGTTGGCGAACCTGCAAGGTCTGATGCAGGGCGGCGAGCAGCATGAGCAGTCGCTGACGCAGGAGGAGGAAGCCGCGAAGGCGGCGTTGAAGAACCAACCGAAGGAGTAGCGATGCCCGATAACGACAGCGAGTACAAGCAACGCGTGGTGGACGAGCGCATGGCGCTCAACGACAAGATCGACCGGCTGGCGGCGTTCGTCAAGACGCCGGTGTTCACCGACATGGACGACGAGGATCGCAGCCTGCTGACGCAGCAACTGCGCACCATGCGCAACTATCTCGACGTTCTTGACGACCGGATCACGCGCTTCCAATGAGCAAGCGCACCTTCCGCTACGATCCGGTGTCCGGCCAGATGATCGAAGTCATCTGGTCGGACGACCCACGCCTGCACAGCGTGCAGGGTGAGATCGAGCCGTTCATCTCACCGCGCGACGGCACCGTGATCCGCAGCCGCGCGCACATGCGCGACTACATGGCGCAGCACAACCTGGT